AAACAATCACTGGGGCGACTGCGCTTTGATGGCGTTTGTGGCGATGGACGTTTCGGCGTTTAGTCGGGGGACGGATTCTGGGCTAGACAATAAGAAGGACTGATGCTAGTCATTAGCATCAATGGCAACTGGCATTTTTGCAGACTTCACCGAGGCCGAGGTTTTAGCCATCCGCGCGCAAGCGAAAACGCTGGTGACGGAGGGCAAGACCTTGATGACGTGGGGCAGCGGCAACACTACGACGGGCAAGCAATTTGTCATGCCAGTCAAGGAAGTTTTGGAGGAGTGCCGTTACGCCTTGCGGAAAATTGACCCGGCGCAATATGGCGCACTAGTGACCAAGGCCCGCTGTAATTTCAACTCGGCATTCAACCCGTGAGCGCGAAACCCTTTCGGATTCTTGACCAATACGGCAAGCCGTTTCAAGCGCGGGGAAACTCGCTTTATGACGCGGCCAAGCCGGACAATACGCGGCCATACATGCCCCGCGTTGCGCGCGATTACAACGCGACGGCAGCGGCGGGGCAACGTGAACTCACCAGCCTTGGGCGCTACCTGTTTGCGAACGTCGCACAGTTGCAAAACGCGATTGTGACGCTGGCCAACGTGAGCATTGGCAACGGGTTCATTCCGCAATACTACGGGCGCCCGCAAGGCGATTGGGGAAATCGCGCGGAAGAATTGCTTTACGAGTGGCATAAGATTTGCGTGATTTCGGGCGGGGCATTCGATTGGCGCAATGCCTTGCGCGTTGCGTTGGTTTCAATCATCCGCGATGGCGACACTGGCGTGCTGCTGACCACGAGCGAATCGGCGGACTATCCACAGATTCAGCTTGTGTCCTCGCATCGCATCGGGGCGTATGGCGAAGCATCCGAAATCACAGAAGGCGAGTTTGCCGGAAATCTGCTTTGCAACGGCGCGATTCTAAATCCATGGGGGCGCACTGTTGGCTGGCGTGTTTATGGGCCGGATGGTTCGGACTTCCGCGATTATTCGTCCGCAGACCTCGCAGTTTATTACCGGCCAGACTTCTCCGACCAGACGCGCGGCGTGTCGCAAATCGCGGCGGGGATTCGTGACTGGCAGGACCGTAAGCAAGCTTTCGAATTCCTGCGGTTGGCTTTGAAGAAAGAGGCCAGCTATGCCGTAGTTGAGCACACGGAAGAGGGCCGCATTGACCCGGACGCGGAGGACATAACCTCGACCGCAACGGACACGGGCACGCTTTACGAGGAGCGCGTTGACGGCGGCAGCGTTCGCGTGTTCCGGTCCAACAGCGGAAGCAAGATTGAATTCCCCGAATCCAGCCGGCCGTCGGCAAACTCTCAGGAGTTTTGGGAGCGTGTGACGCGCGACGGGCTGGCCGCGATTAACTGGCCTTACGAACTGACGGTGAACGCTTCCAAGATTGGCGGCGCATCGCTGCGGATGGTAATGGAAGTCGCGCACCGGACCATTGGCGAATACCAGATGATCGCGCAAAAGATGGCCGCGCGCATTGATGCTTGGCGGATTGCGAAGGCGATTCAATCGGGTGAACTCCCGCCGAATCCTGACTGGTGGAAAATCGCGCACTCCGCGCCCGCTGAACTCACCGCGGACCGGGGCTGGTCCTCTCAAGTCGACCGCGAGGAATACAAGCTCGGATTCGTGACACTCAAGGACGTTGCCGCGCGCCGTGGCAAATGGTGGGAAGAAGAGCGCGACCAAGCCGAGGCCGAAACCGATGACCTGCTTATGCGGGGGCGGCGGCTGGCCGACAAGCACGGCATCACGATTGAAGCCGCGTTGTCACTGCTGCAACAGCGCAGCGCGAATCCGCCCGCGATGATGACGGAAGACGATAGCGCGGACGAAACCAATACCGACGATGAAAGCACTACTTGAATCACAAGACCTGCTATTGATTGACCCGCGCCGATGGTCCGCGCGCATTGCCACGCTTGCCGAGATTTCGCCGGGCGCGCCGGGCGCGATGGGTTTTGAGGATGACGACGGCAACGAATGCGACTGCTACGGCGACCCGATTCCGCAGATGACCGTTGACGCGGACGGAATCGCCACGGTGCCCGTGCGCGGCACGATTCAGACAGGGCTGCCTTCCATCGCGTCGGCGTTTGGTTTCGTGGACACCGCGAAAATTCGCCGGGACATGGAAACCGCGTTGGCCGACTCCAACGTGAAGGCGATTCTGTTGGACTTCGATTCGCCGGGCGGATTCGTGAGCGGCACGCCTGAGCTTGGCGCGTTCATAGCGGAAGCCGCGAAGCGCAAGCCGGTTTATTCGTTCACGTCTGGCATGTGCTGCTCTGCGGCCTACTGGCTTGCCGCGCCGTCCCGCGCGATTTTCGCAACGACCAGCGCAGAAGTTGGCAGCATCGGCGTTTATGTCGCGCATCAAGACATGAGCGCACTGGCTGCCGCAATGGGAATCGTGGTGAAGGTTTTCCGCTCTGGCAAATTCAAGGGCGCAGGCGTGCCGGGCACGTCACTGAGCGAGGAACAATCCGCCTCGATTCAGCAACGGATTTCGTCGCTCGCCGCCGTGTTCAAGGGTTTTGTGTTGGAGCATCGTCCCGGCATTGCCGAGGCCGCAATGGAAGGCCAG